TCTGGCCATTGGAATTCTACTGGATCTATTGCAGACAGAATGTCTTTTAGTTTTTCTTTGGAATTCATTGTATCACCGTGGTGCAAACTCTTGTTGTAGTTTGATATTATCAAAGAACTCTTTCTTTGTACCTGGGTCTGTATTAAAGGAACCTTTAAGCACTGTTGTCTGTGTTAGACTAGAGTGTGCCATGATGCCGCGATTTTCACAGCAACCATGTGTGGCCTGGATATATACCGCTACGTTTTTGGAGTCAGTAGCTTTACTAATCTCACGGGCAATGTCGTTACAAAGTTCCTCTTGGAGAGTTCCTCGTCTGGCGCACCATTGAGCGATTCGGGTATACTTACTAAGACCAATAAGTGTATTGGCAGCAATAATGCCAATATAAGCCACGCCAGCCACAGGTTGGTGATGATGGCTACACATAGAGCGCAACTCACTACGTACAACAAGCATACCCTCATAACGATCCGCTGAGTCATTTGGAAACGCTGTTGCGTCTGGGGCTGTTTCATATCTTCCTGCCATGATTTCATTAAAGTACATCTTGGCAAGTCGTCTTGCAGTACCTTTTGAGTTAGGGTCGTTTTCACGATCAATCAGCAACTTATCTAGTACCGATTCAAATGCTGGTGTTGCTTCGTCGATTAGTTTTTCTATATCACCATCGTGTAGATAATCACTAATGTTGTCGCCTGCCCAGAAACGTTTGCCTTCGCGTTTCATCTTAAAGCGAATGTGATCGCCTAGGTAAGCCTCTTGGTATCCACCATCGCCTGCCATTGCGTCCAGGCCTGTTTCTTTATTTGTCAATTTTGTTTCTCCGAGTTAATGACGTGGATGTCATGTTTGTTTATTATACTAGATAGTTAGTCATTAAGCAATACTTCGCTTGGCCAAGTTAAAAGATATAGCATTAAATCCTCTGGCTTTTTAAAGTTTACCATAATGGTTATATCAAACATTTCATTTGAGTATTTTGCTGATTCAATTTTTGCCAACTTGCGCCAATTGAAAGGATCGCCTTTATAATCTGTTGCTGACCATCTGTTCTTACAATTATCAATTAACCACCGCCTAATGTCCTTTAGTGTAAAAACATGGGCGGCAGTTTTAACTGAATATATCTTATCCTTGGTTTGCGTTAGCATATAACTCACTTTTACGCAAGTCATCCCAACCACCAATTAGTTTTTCATCAATAACAATTTGCGGAACGGTTCTTGCTGTTGGCACTGCTTCTAACAGCATTTCTCGAGTAAACCCATTATGCCCAATTCGATGTTCGGTAAACTCGTAGCCCTTGCTCTTAAACCAATTTTTTGCCATATCGCAAAATGGGCAATTGTCTTTGCTATAAACTGTAATATTCATTATAGATTCTCCATTAAATTTTCTGGGCTAGACACACCATATGGATCTGGATTGTCTGCGCTTGCCTCTGGTTCAACAAACATGTGTTCTACAGTGCCGTTATTAACAACTGCGGCATAACGACGACTGCGTTTGCCAAACCCAATAGCACTCATGTCAACTGTCATGCCCATGCCTTCAGTAAAGGCACCTGCACCGTCGGGAATAACTTTGACGTTTTTAATGTTTAATGCACGAGCCCATTCGTTCATAACAAAACCGTCATTGACACTAATGCAATAAATTTCGTCAATGCCTTTTGCTTGGAAGAGAGAAAATTGTTCTTCAAAACCTGGTAGTTGGTATGTTGAGCATGTGGGTGTAAATGCGCCAGGCAAGCTAAACACTACTACTCGTTTGTTGGCAAACAAATCGTTGGTTGTTTTAAAAACAAACTCTCCGCCAATTGGGCAACCGCCCTCTGCTGGTGTTTCATCACCTACTCGAAATGCAAATGTCACATTAGGCACAGTTTTCATTTTATATAATTCCTTTTTTAATTCTATTAATAATTGCTTTTGTAGACTCTGCTACTGCTATGTTTGGATAATCTTCTCTTAAAAGTCGAATATAGTCGAAGTTATTGAACTTGCTTATTTTCTTTTTACGATTCTTGGCTCGCTCAATCAATTCCTGTATAGTTAATTTTCTCATACTGCATTGCTGGTATCATATGTCTTTGCAAAGATATCTTTTTTAACTACACCGTAGTCATTTTCACCGTGACGGACAATAATGTCTACGCCTTTATTATAAGCCAACTTGGCTCCGTTGTACTGCAAGGTAACTTCGCCGTTATGATCTGCTGGCTTACACAGTTTTACAATTTTCTTTGGACTGGCAGTTCCGTCACCGTTGTCACTTTTAAGTTTATTAAATGTTTCCGGGCCGATAGGATATTGCTCACCATCTGGTCCAGTCATAATATAATCGCCCTTTTTATAAGGCACAGGATTCTCAAGTGTGTTAATTACACCATCGCCTGTGGCCACTTCAAAAGGTTCACGCTTATCAGGGATTTTAAAGGCTTGGAATGAGCCATCCTTAAACCAGGCATCCGTAATACCATTCGCTAATTCGTTGATCTTCATACATTGTTTCCTTTAGTATCTTCTTGATTTGTTAAGTATTTTTCAAGTGCTTGTTTGTATTGTTCCTCATTGAGGCCGTGCCAACCACAGCACTTGCCAGTTGGACTACGTCCACACCCGCACTTACCAAAATCTTTTGAATTCTCTTTAACTCGTACCTGCATTTTGATCCTTTGCTAATTCAGCTTCATAAACTCTGCGACGTAATCCACTTGATGAAAAACTATGATCGCGTCCATTGAAGAATAATTCTATATTTCTTTTATGGCAGATTTCTCTACCAGTGAATTCTTTACCTTCATACTCAACACCTAGTATACGCACATCAATTGGTAATGTCAATAAAAGGTCTTCCAAATCTTTTTCTGTGTTGTATATCCAAATCTCATCAACATATTTGCTTCCGTCCAATTGTAATTGACGTTCGACAATACTTTGAACAGGCTTATTTTTAGTTGGACGATCAGTGCTAGGATCATTTTGTAATCCAACAATCAAGTAGTCACAAACAGTTTTTGCTTCTTGTAACATAGCAACATGACCTGCATGTAACAGGTCAAAAGTACTGCATGTAAATCCAATTTTTTTATTTGTTTTTATCTGAGAGTTCATTGCATACACGTTTAACGGTACTTAAACACACTTCGTCAAAGCCTGGGCCGTCTTCTACATCGGTGATAACGCCAAGTAGTTCTAACGATAGATGTTTATTCTTATTATTATTAAAATTATCTAATTCAACAAGGTATTTCTTAACCTCATTGATATCAACCCAGCGACCGCTAGTGTCAGTTTTAATTTGATCAATTAAAGTTGTAATCATTTTCTAATTTGATAGTCTTGTGAATTATACCAATCCCATGCAGTGCGAATAATATTGTCAATATCGCTTGCATCTGATTTCCATCCAGTCTCTCGTTTAAAAAGAAATGGTACTGCAATTAGTGTTGCAGGGTCTCCGGCTCGCTTTGGCCCAACCTTATTAAGAACCATGCGGCCAGTAATCTTTTCAACACTAGTAATAATGTCTCGAATACTTGTTCCTTTGCCTGTACCAAGATTAAACTCGACACTTGATTTTTCCATAGTCTCGCCGTACTTGACAGCTAGATAATGTGCATTAGCAATGTCTCCTACATGTAGATAATCCCTTACGCATGTACCGTCTGGTGTATCATAATTATCTCCGTTGAGTGTAAAAACTCCTTTGTGTATAATGGTTTCCATTATACGAGCAATAACATGTGTTGAGTTCTTAACTTGTCCAGATCTAGTCTTCGAATCTGCTCCACAAGCATTAAAGTATCGTAATGCAATAGTTTTGAATCCATATCCTTTAGCACAGTCCCGTAAAACCTGTTCCGCCATTAGTTTACTTTGACCATAAGGACTTACAGGAGCAGTCAAACTATATTCATCAAAGATTCCGTTTCCACTCTCACCGTATACGGCAGCACTAGATGAATACACCACAGTCTTTTTCCATCCTCGCTTTGCAAGCATTGAAAGTAACCTAGCTGTATTACCAACATTATTATGAAAGTACGGACCAGGGTCTGCCATGCTTGGCCCAACAAGACTAGTCCCTGCAATATGAATTAATGCAACAGGATTTTTATCAATCATTTGATTAATAAAGATTGCATTGGTAAAATCACCAGGAACAAACACATCCAGGTACTTTCTAATCCAACTTCCTTCGGTACTGTTATCAACTCCTAGTACCTTGTACCCGAGATCTTTAAATCTTAATACAGTTTGCCCACCAATGTAACCAGAACAACCAGTTATTGCAACCCATTTTTCAACGCTCATTGTTAACGTCCTTAATTATACTTTGCTGTTGCTACATGATCACGGTAACGATTACCTGCACGATTCCACTGTTCGCCTTGGCCTTGCATGATATCAATGATACGATCAATGGTGCCATTGTTCCAGTCACTGATCTTGCCTTGGTTCACATGCGGACCTGACAATTGAATTTTTAACTTATGCATAGCATCGTCTAAACTCCATGGAACATATAGCCTTGTATGGTCATTGGCAAATGTCTCGGGGAAGCTACGATAAGCAGGATACAAAACATTACAACCAAGAGCATCGGCTTCGCTGACGGTGTTTGAAACCCAGTCTTGCAAAGCACAGTTAAACAAAACCCTGCTATCATTAACAATACTATAATACTCATTTTTACTTAGGTCCTCGTAAATTTTGAGTTTGTTCTCGGATGCCATTTTGTAAGCACGTTCCAAATACTTTTTATTATTGCTACGCAACGGGCCGCCGCTTAGTACTGCAAACTCTACAGGAATATTGGGATTCTGAACATGCCATTGTTCAATCATATCCATAAAGAAGTCAGGTTGCTTCTCTTGGTCAAAACGTGCGGCAAAGATTACACGATGTGCTCGCTCTGGCCAAGACTTTAATTTATTGTCAACACGACTGCGGACTTCATCTTTGCCAAATGCTAGTCCGCTAATGTTATAGATAGGAGCAGTATAGTTTGCAATACGCATGTGAGCTACCATCTCTTCATTTGTGGCCAGCACAGTAGCAAACTCATTAACCATTTGTTCATATGTGCTCATCCACTTGCTCATGCCCCATACATGAACAAAGTCATCTGGGTCAATTGCTTGTGCTAGACAACGAACATAAACTTTTGGTCGTTGCTCTGCAGGAATCTGATCCATAATGTATGGCAGGCTTTCAATACCAGGCTGGAACATGTCTTCAAAGTAAATGACATCTTCTCCGGTGACCTCGCCACTTCGCATCATTTGAACCAGGTTCATCATCTGGCTCATACCAAAGTAGCTTCGACCATGTGCGTCTAACACTTGTCCTACACTGATTGCTTTTGTATTGTCAATAGTTTGTCCAGGCACTACTACATAATCAATGCCTCGACGTTTGAATACAGCTTCGTTCCATTGCTGAAGTTGAAGTGTATACCTGCCTTCGTATGGTTCAAGACCCATGTAGTAGAGTTTACGCATTATTGTGCCTTACGATTAGCAATACAGCAAGAGCCGTCGGCTAGGTGTACTGTTTCTGGATTCCATGCACTCTTATAAAACCCAACATGGATCTTTAGAGCTTTGCTAGCACGATCCTGACCAGTTTGCACATTGACTGTATATGTGAAACTACGATCTCCAGATGCTTCATGTGTTCGCATCTCTGGATTATCAATGTTATATGCAAAGATCATATTATCCTTGACAAGATCAGTCAAGTACTGATTATAAAGATCAAGCGGCATACGCCCTAGATCCTCAGTTAACACACCATCATATAACTCGCTGATCTTTAACAGATCAAACTTGATGTGGTTAATGTTAAGACCAACACGACGTGCGCCTTGATTATATTGATTGTTGTGGTTTCCGCGATTGTTGTTGCCGCTGCCAAAACGTACATGTTGTTTTAGATTATGTTCCATAGTTTTTCCTGATTTAAAGTGTAGATGTAGGAGAGTTAATAAATTTAAGAAAACAGCCATTTTCGCCGTCTTCGCTTACTTCTATCCAAACTTCGCGGTCTGGATACTTTGCATTAATGGTTGCATTAAGTTCTCTTGCAATCATTTCGCAACTCTTATAGTCAAGCTTCAATGTTGAACCTTGACCGTTATACAATGATTCAAGCCATCGTTTGAATTGTATGAACTCTACGTCTCTATCATCGTGAAATACTCCTAGATAGACTTTAAAATGAAAAATATGTCGATGAGGATAACCTAAGAAGCTTACGTCATACTCATCACCTGTTGCCAATTTTGGATCCGATGAGGCAATCGGGTAACAATGTATACCTTCCTTACGGAAGGTAACCCAAATCATGTCAGTTGACATGCTGTTCCTTTATAAACTATTAATCGATGTAGTTATTGGCTTTTAAGTAAACCCACATCTTCCAATCGATTGCCTTGGCAATTTCGATTAGCTTTTCTAGCTTTGCATTTGATTCAACCAAACTTTCGTTTAGTACATCTGTAAGTGTGCCAGCTTCGGCAGCCTTGTCTAGAATCTTTGATGGGGTAGGTTTCTTGTCAGTCATAAAAATTTCCTCTTTAAAAATGTTAACATTTAGTCGTCAACAGGGTTGTCGCCAATATAGGCACTCCACGGTGTAAATGTCGTTCTATCCATTAAATCATGTAAGGAATGACACCATACTCCAGGATTTGTTTTGTTAAAGTCAATGTCATCAACTTTAACGGTTGTATTGTAGTTAAGCAATCTTACATACGGTAGTTTTACCGAAATCATTGGAATAACTCGATTATCTTCACTTGCCAGGCTTTCGAGAAAACCTGAAACTTGTGCTGTAGTAAAATCAACGGTCACATAGTCAATGGCATTTGAATTTAATATTCCTTCAATCATGTTGTCCCATTGACGCCATGCATCGTGATCATCATTTAATACACTATGTAGGCTCATGTTAGCGCCAATATAAACGTGCCGGATGTAAGTTGAAGTATCAGCATATGATTGTGAGTCTAACACATATCTGAGAATATTGTCAACTGGTTGAATACCAACCACAAACAAAGTACGCAACCCTTTAGCAGGACTGTTTTCTACTTCTACGCCTGTAAAGAAGTCCGGTGAAACTCGTTCAATTGTCATTGTCGTTCTCCACTTGCTGTTCTAATGCCATTAATTTTTCGTCATTTAGGCTAGCCATATCGTCATCGTCTGGAACTTCTTCTTCGGTGTCAAAAATATCCTTGCTCTTTGCCGCACGTGCCGCATCAACACCACCAAAACTAATTGAATTTAAAAAAGTTGTGTTGTCAACAATCATTTGGCGAGCATCAGCTATGCTTGTGGCAGGATCAAATAATACTTCTGCAAAATTGTTAAAGTAAATGATATCGTTAGAAATATACTCGCTCAAGTTGGGAGCCTTCTTTCCAAATCCAACTGCATCCTTATAGCTGACACCGCTGTGTCTTACATATTCAATATCTGCTAAACGCAAAGTTTCTTGTACAGCTTGTATATGATTATATACGTTATGCGCCATAATAAGCAAGTACGACATGGTGTCCCATGATGTTTTTCCAACCTTACCAATCTTGTTGGCATCGTTAGGCCCTAGGTAACAGATGTCACCGGCTACCAGACGTTCCATAATAGGACCTTGATGAGGCATAGCCATTTTAGAATTCTTTAGATTCTTATCGTCAATACTCTTGTCCATCGAATAGACTAGCTTCTGCGGAGTAAAATAATTGTAGTTATAAGTTAGTGCATAACCACCTGCCGCAACAAACGGACTGGCCGCATCAAAGCTAATGTTGATATTGGGATTGTAATGTTTTTGTAGTTGACGCTTGATAGATGTCAAGTAACAGGCCCACTTCAATCGACCAATGCCTAGAAAGTGAATCCAATCCTTATCAGCAATCAACCCATCTTCAATCAAGTCCAGCATACGATTTAGTACGCTTGGCATGTGCTTCATGTTAATACCAGCAAACGCCCAACCTTCTAGTGTACGGTCTTCGGTATAACCCATTTCCTTAACAGAAGCAGGCTTACTAAAGTGTTTAATAGTGTCATACCAAAGCTTGGAGTTATCAGGCGTACTACCTGAGATAACATTCAAGAACTTGGTAGCACCAGGAACACGATGCTTCATAAAGTAATGAAGATTGTGTACTGAGATATCTAGTGTATCTTCAAACTTGGTCAAACCTGTCTTGGCACTCAGTGGAGGTACTGCGGCAAATGCAGGTACGTCAAGTGTCATAGACCAGTCTGAAGTGTGCTCTAAGTAGCGTAAGATTTCCTCACGGAACTTGTCTCCTTCTGCACCTTTGATGTTTGCCCAGTCCATTTTAATAACACCGGTTGCTAACTGGAAGCCAGAACTATCACCAACAATAATAGTCTTGCTACGGTCGCGCTTGTGAATCATTGGCTCTTTATCATCACAGCGAGTCAAGTTACGATCAGCATGACCTGCAGAATACAATGCAACGCCATAGTGGTAGTATGAATTATCAGTCTTTAGGAAATCAACTCCGTCAAGCCCATATTCAAATCCTGCTGGTACTCGTCCTTCTGGAACAAATGATGGATCACTAGCAATCTTACCAAGTTGCTTAGTGTAAAATCCACTAATGGCCGGGAGATAGAAAGCCCAATTGCCTTCCATTGCCCGTTTTGTCATGTTAATAGTCATTTTATGATTGTGCAATAACTAGATATTCGTATGCAATAACACCACTATCAAATTCAATCTTGGCCACCTTTTCGCTAATGCTTAAAACAGGTGTGCCTTGACTTGCTGACTTTAGTGCAAGCAATAAGCTTTGAATTGGCAATGTAACCGGCCGCTTTAGTGTTTGTGTAGTATCTGCAAATGCAAACTTACCACTGTGACCACCGCCACCAGGTCCGCCAAATGTAAACACCAACTTGCCTTTCTCTGTGCTAACAACCAAGTTAGGATCAATGCTGGAATATAGACTTGCACGTGAGCTAAGTTCGCTGATCTTATTTGAAGCTGGCTGAACAACAACGTCCCATGTTGTACCCTTAAAGCTACGACTCTTGGTCTTCATTAAGTTTGTTGGTGTTAGGCGATACTCATCTTTGTTACCATCAACACCAGAGAACACTAAACGATCAACTTCGCTCTTGTTGTTATTACCAGTGGCAACTACACTATCTTCAGTACGGTATAAACCACTTAGGCCGACTAAGAATCCTAAGTTAAGCATACCAAACTTTTCTGGCAGTTCATCAACCTTGTCCTTGCTGTTAGCAAGTACTGTCAGAGTTGAGTCCTCTGGATAGGCAGTGAACTTGGTTGAGTCAGTTTCCTGTTCAACTAGGATTTCTTCAAAGGTACCTAGACCTGCGATGTTTTTTGCTACATCAAGCACAATATCTTTAAGCATGAAATAATTTCTCCGTTATGTATACATTATATTTAGATGGGTACTAAAAGTCAAGATGGTCATTTACCGTTTTAGGAAAATAAATCATCCACAAATCCTCGGTCCTTACTGGCATTCAAGTCCCATTTAAGAACTCCAAGGAGGTTTTCGATCTTACTGTCAATGATAGTTTCCTCCATTGCGGTATGATCAAATGGCATTTGCTTGAACCAATCTGGAAGATTCATTTCGTCGATTGGATAAGCAATTGAATTTATTTGAAGCGGATTACTTTTTAGTTTACATACAATGGCTTTCTGTCCATCAGTGATTTCCATACTGCGATTGTCGCTATACGCTTCTTTTAATCTATTCCAGTTGATGGCTGCCATGGCATGGCCTACTCCGCATTTACCTGTTTTCTTATAAACATCAGTATGCTTAGTTAGGTTATTAACACGCTTGGGTGTACCTTTTTCCCAACCCGGACGACTTTTAAATTCTTCTCGGAACTGCTTGACTCGGGCCATGACTTCGTGCTCAGTCTTACCTTCCAGTGTCATGGTAAGTGCTTCTTCCAAGAATCGTTGCATAAACTCTGGAGTGTCGGCTCTCTTCATATCAAGCCCCATGGCTTTGAGCTCTCCGGTGCTACCATCCTTGTCCTTGCGCTTGCCTTCTTTGTCATAGATAAGAACAGCATAACGCTTCTTGGTCATGTAGATGCCTTTGCTTGCAACCAATTCACGACCTGCCTTGATAATTTCACCTTGGCTGTGTGGTGCATTAAATGCAGAATTCATAAATGACGGAAACGTTTCATTTACCTGTTCGCCAATTGCATCGTAGAGTTCAATGATCTTGTCTCTAGACCATTCAAACTCTCCGCTTTCAATTTGGTCTTTGAAAATAGGATATGCACTAAAGTAAACCGAGTCAGTGTCACCGTAAATAATTGCTTTACCTGTGTGACTTTTTTCACCTGTTAATAACTCATTTACACTACCTGCCATGTGACGTGCAATGAGTCGGCCGCATAGCGTAGTACTTTGCCCAAGTCGTTGATCAAAGAATCGACTGCCTGCATTTAACAATGCACCATACGCAGAGTTCAAATTAATCTTTTTAACCAACTGACGCTTGTCCCAGAAGTCATACATGTCTGTTCCGTATGCTTCTTTGGCCTTGGCCTGTAGCTCTTTACGTTCAGCATACCAACGTTCAAGTAGACCCGGGATAACACCCTTAGTATCATATTTAAAGATGGTACCATTACCGGAAATCATTAGTGGTTGGCCGCCGTGGAACACATAGTTGTATACTTCGGCAGATGACATTTCACTGCTGGTACCATCTGCCCAATCAACTGTTTCCGAAGTACCAATTTCTTGGTTCATAACAGATTCATATTCAAAGCAAGAAAACTTACCTTCCCAAAATTCAGCAATGCCCTTGCCTTGTTCAACAAACTCATCAATGCCAGCCAATGTTCGGTCTTGTCGCACTTGTCCGATAATAGTTTCTGGACTCATGTTTAGCGCACGAATAACAGAAGGATACAGTGAGTTGATATCTAATGAACCAATCCATTCATGCATACCTGCCTTTGGTACAGCAACATACGCACCAGCGGCTGCATTGTCCTTACTGTCATTACTACGTCTAGGACGGTCTGGTACAACCATCCCTAGTCTATGTGCCTCATTGATAACAGCTTGGTCAGTAACTGCCACAGCCCCTAGTGTTGCACGTAACCCAACTGTATTGGCATGTGCAATAAGATTAGTGAGCTCAATGAATTTTAACTTAGCGTCAAGCTTCTTAAGCAAGATAACGTCTTGTCTGTTGTAAGCAATGAACTTTTCAAAGTCATTGTTATAAAGTTGATCTAGTGTACCTTCATAATGGATTTTGTTTTCACCAAGTTCGATCTCACCAACATAATCCAATCGGTAACTCGGCAACTCGTGGTAATTATACTTGCGATACAATTCAAGATAGTCAAGATGAACACGACCAATTGGATCATATGTTTCTTGTTCTTTGCCGTATTTTTCAAATGTGCGCTTGTTTGGGAATTGGTCCCATAGGCACAGCTTACGAGTATGTTCTTTACCGAGTATCTTAATAATTCGATTAGTGGTATATGGAATATCAAAGCCTTCGCTGTTCCATCCACTCAGTACATCAGCATCATCAATGATGTCCAGCCACATCTCTAGCATTTCAGTTTCAGTGGCACATAAAATAGTATCATCAAATTTTGATACAATGCTTTGGGCAACATCATGACTCATTGAGTCAGGCTTCATTACCAATGTAATGGTTCTATCCATCCATGTTAGGTGAGTGGTAATTGCAGTAATAGGATTGAACGGATCACTTGGATCCGCAAAGCCACGCAACTTATCAAATGCTACCTCAATGTCAAAGAATGCAATATGTAAGTCGGGACCATCTTGTCCGTTATAGTTTTCTTCAAGGCACCGATTTAATGGCCTGTAGTCACTTTCGCATAATTTCTTATTACTGTGGATCCTGCGTTCTTTGTCAAACGCAACTGCATTACTTACTAGTACTCGACTAACAGGTTCTCCAGCAATGTTTACGAACTTGCCTTTATTATCAGGGTAGTATAATACGTAGCGGCAGGGAAATTCTTTGAATACTCTTTTACCTTGTACACGTTCAACCACGTGTACAATTTCTTTTTTCTTATCTAGGTATGCGTCAATGTACATCTAGTATCTATCTCACTTTAGTAGAAATGTTTAGCCAATGCCTCAGTTAACTTTTCTGAGTCAACTGAAATTTCCAATTCTTTAAGAGTATTCTTAAAAACATTCTCTAAATCTTCAAAACGGTAAATGCTATTGTGAAGTCCTAAATATCCTGCACACTGAGCAGCCGAGTAAGCTTCAGGACCCCAACCAAATGTGCTATAAAGCACTCCGCGGTAGCTACGACCTTCATCTAACTCGCCTTGGCATATTTTTTCAACGATGGCACAAAATGCCATCAGTTGTTCTTCTGGTTCTAATCCAGAGTAATAGCTACGACACATTTCTTGGTATTGCTCAAATGCCTTTGAAATTTCTCTACCTGACTCGTGTAATGCATCCATTACTTCTTGCTTTTTAATTTCTTCACTCATGTTAACATTCAAAATGTTTGATAATCAAGCTGAGTGCGTTAATGGCAACAGCATTACCTGTAACGTCCTCAGGATGTAGCCAATAGCCACTTGGATTGTCTTCTGTACGGGGATTCTTCCGCCATTGTTTAAGCTCATTGGTAAGATAGCTCTTATACTCTTTTAAGTTCAGTAAAGTAATACGATCTGCGGTTTCTCCATCAATCGTAATTGGTCCAACACGTTTGTTCATATTCTTAATCCTTTGATGTCTTTATATTTGACACGTATATAATAATGCCACTCGGCACCAATCTTCATTGGCAAGTCCAAATGAATAGATACCAATGGTCCTTCTGTTTCGTTACGCATGTTATCTGTGTATGCAGTACCCACATAAGGTATACCCATGTATGTGCCTTCTACCCTATCGCCAAAATTATATTTGGGTTGAGGACGATGTTCGGCAAAGTATTCTGCTAGACTGCCCATTAGGCCTCACCACCTAATTTGAACATGAACCATTCTTCTTCTGGTATAAGGCACACATTAAAACATTCTTTATTATAGATTTTCTGTTTAGGAGACGCAAAGCTTCTCTTGTGCTCCAGGGCAGGCACAACTGCTACACGCCGAGGGGTTAGGTGGTGAATCCTACACACCATGATACGATTATTATCCACTGCTAATACAAACTGTCCAACTTGTAACGGTCTACCTACAATATCTCTATGTAGATCAGTTGGCTCAGTAACTACTTTTGCTACTTTTGGTTTCCTGGGTGGTCGGGTAGGTGCTGGGCCTATATTTATAGAGCCATGATTATTGTACGTAATAGGAGTAATTCGCGGCGGTGCAATGTTTCTATTCAATCTAGTACCAAAAGGTCTTTTTAAAACTTTTTTAGTGGCCATGTAATCTCCAATGGTAAAACTACAAGTATACTACTAGTCCGCTAACTTGTCAAGCATTTCAGTTTCAGCATGTTCCCGCCACTCTTTGAGCCAGGGACTGTGATCACATTCCCGAACATGAGCCATTACTCTTTTACGACCTGCACCTTCCATTGCCTCTCCAATGAAGAAACGAAACACAATATGACCGTGGTGCTTGATTTCAACACACATAGGATCATCCTTTGCGTTGGTCCATGTAAACTCTTCGTACCTACTCATAAACCCCACCTTACATTAAACCAAGCCAAATCTTTTTTCTTTTTAAAATAAATTCGTTGCACCATAAACCAATAATGCCAGGCATTAGTATCGAATGTTTCTTTGCACCAAGATATTTTAGATTCACGGTCTAAGTGAATTACATCTGTACCAAAAGGAAAGCGTTCTACTTTATTCCCACGGCTAACAATAAGCGGTTCTTTCATACGCCCCATTGTAATTTAAACATCATAATAAATTTTTCAGCCTCTTCCTTGGTATGAAATTGCCAGGTATCGTAACTTATTCTACGACTTTGTGCATTTTCTTTGGCCCACTGTATAGCCTCTTCAATTTTATCCCAGGGATGGTTGTCAGCAGTTGATTTAACTAATGTTACAGTATGTCCCCAAGTTTTTCGAAGTTTATAAGTAGGCTCTAAGTGGCTCATTTAATAGAACCTCCGAACCGTAGCTTTGCTACTACAGCATCTTCTTGGTGCTTGAATCTAATGTGAGTTATTGTATCCCATGGACTACCACTGACATCACTTACATCTTGTGATACCATTATCCATAGGTCATTATCGCCATGATACATGTCAAAGTATGACCATTCGGATTGTGTGGTCATGGTCAACGGAGAAATGTTTTCACATAACCAAGAATACACATCTTCTTCGTTTGCATCGCCAATGTATAAATTATAGTCCATATTAGACATCAAAGTTCAGTATAAAATATGCCGCCTCATTTTTATCTTTAATGCTCACAGTAATCATTGGGTCACCACTGTTAAATCTAGGAGTGCAGTCTGCCCCAGGACAATGTTCTTCCATCCAGTTGATAAACTCGTAGTGATCATCACAGTAGACCCAGCAGTGCCAGCCAACCACTTCTTCACGAAACTCTCGCTGTGGGGCAGTTTTGTCTTTTAATAACACCCATGGAATATCATGCCACCCATCTTCATATCGCCAATGATGAATTTTTGTTTTCATAATCCAGTACTGAGCGTAAAAAGTGCGGCATCTTCTTTTGTCTTAAACAAAATGCGATATCGGCCTGCATCGTCCATCCAACACCAATTTGAGTTTTGACAAATTTCGCCGCCAAGGTGTATTAAGCGATCATGCATTTCCCAATCGCGCAAGGCCTTGCTAGGCCCCCAAGTCATCCAGCACCAAGCTCGTAGTTCAAAAAAATTATTTGGTCCACTGGTTGCACAGTCCACTCTATGAGTAAAGTTATCATATCCAGCATAACGCTTATCATTGCGTTTTACTTTAGGTGAATGATTTTGACGTTGCATTTGAAACCTTGTTGACATACGAGCAGTGGCCATTATTGCAACCACATCTTTACAAGTGCAATGGTGTCAATGGTAACCAGCAAAATATAATTTGCCAGCATACCTGTGCTACCTCTTGTTTTACTTGCCCATGCAAAAATTGCACATTGAGCTATAAACAGAGGATAAAGGATTAAAAACGGAGGATTGGGCACAGTAAGCATCATTGTAAAACTACAACCAATGCTCAGAAACCAAGCAAGAATTTCCAGTACACATCGCACTGGGTTTTCATTCCAATCCTCGCGAATGTAATTACTTACACTAGCAAGTAATTTCTTCATTACTGCTTATTTTTAGTTACAATTAAAATTTCTTCAACTGCTTCTAGATCGCTTTGATCCTTTTCAAAGTCACCCTTGAAAGCTTTTGTGATTGCCTTGTTTAATACAGCGGCCTTAATTTCCATTTCTTCTGCAATGGCAGCAACTGTTTCTTTTAGGCCCACATTAAGGTCGTCAATTTCACGTTTAACCTGTACGCCTTCTTGGATTACTTTAGTCAACTTAGCAATTTGCTCTGGTGTAAAACTCATAAATTTCTCCTGTGTAAACAAAAATTACTTTACAAGTATACGATACCGCAATTACAAAGTCAACTGAACATTACGCCGTTCAATGTCCGTTTCATCACATTTGGTACCATACTGTATCTCTACAATTCGACAAGGTTCATCAAATGGATTTGTCAATTGGTGCCACATACCAATTGGAACGATAATGGTAGAATGTGTTTGCATTTCTTTTCCGTTTGTTGAAAATTCTTTAGATATTGCAAGATCATCATAGTAAACAACACAACGTCCTTCGCTTACATGCCAATTCTCAGAACGATTGGCATGGCGTTGCATACTTAGACTCTGCCCTGGCATTACTGTAAGTTCTTTTACTTTGGTGCCTGGCACTTCGTGTAACACACGGTAGTAACCCCAAGGCCTTTCAGTTTTAGGTGCTTTCCACTCTTCAAGTATCCAACTACTGCTATTCTTTTTATTTGTACCACCTACGCCAAATTTAAAAGTAACATTCTTTACTTCCATTTCGGGTATGTTATTAGCAGTTCGATCGCCCCCGTTGGCAAAGATTAATTCACTGTCTGGATAGTGAGCCTGAGCTTGTTGTATAAAGTGCTTTGCAGAATCATCAGCATCATCAAAGGTATAAACTTCATCTACCATAGACAGGTTATTAATGATACATAATCTTTCATTCCATGGCATAAATGCTTGGCCTTTTTTGCGCTCCAGCCATTCGTCACTATTAAGTCCAACAATTAACATGTCGCCTAGTGTTCTTGCTTCTTTAAAATAAGCAATGTGTCCGCTATGTAGCGGATCAAATCCGCCTGTTACTAATACTATTTTCAAGATAACTCCCTTACAATGATGGTACCATAACTAGGCTTAAATGTCTTACAGCCTATATGTTTAATAGTGTCGTTGGCCAATGATATCATTCTATTACTGTTGCCACAAATTATAGTTAGTGGCATGTGCTGTTGATTAAGTAAAATAAAATTTTCTACTAATCTATCAACATCTTCGTGTCGTACTCCATGCAAGTCTAATGTTACTGTGCGCTGACTGGTCATATGCTCTTTCTTGGATTGCCATAATGTATAACGGTCATTCCTGAAATATCTGGAACTGTGCGCCATGGATCAACAATAATACTACCAGGGGCAATATCGTAATAAAATCCATCTGTAGTAACTTCAACACCCGTACCAGCATAGGTAATGCCAGCGTTATGTGCCATTAGCACTACTGCTCGGGGGCTTCCTAAAATATTATCACCTGTCAATGGATCGGCGTAGTACAACTGAACGTTTTGTTTTTCAACAAAGTAGCCAATTAATTCGCTATAACTGCCAATGGTATATTCAACATAAGGTTTATATGCACGACCGTGGATGATAACTGGTAAATTATTTTCTTCGGCAAGTTGTACTAGCCTATCGGCCAGTTTCTTGGCCTGCTTGTCTCTACTGTCCATGAATGCATGAAACAGATCGTAACCTAAATCATACTCGTTGGCTAACCAACGCAGGGCAATATTATCTCTTGGATGGCAAGCACCTGCATCACCCATACCTGCTGTTAGATATCGTGGGCCAGTGATACGCTGTGTTGCTCGTTTCAGTGCATCTGTGACAACATCAACGTTGATATTACCATTGGCTTCAGCCACGTCTTGGATCATGTTGACCAGACCAATCTTGGCACTGATAAATGTGTTGTAGAAAATCTTAATCGCTTCTGCTTCATCCCAAGTACCAATATTGATCACTGGACTGTTTTCCATGATTGGCTTGTAGAAGTTTGTCAGTAACTTGGCATCACCTGTTTCAGTTCCGTCCTCGGTGCCAATGATCAGACATTCGGGATTGACCATGTCCCATTTAACACTGCCCATGGCAATAAGATAAGGATTATAAATAAATCTTGCATTTGTAATTAGAGGTTGCAGTTTAGAACGTACAGTTCCAGGCAAGACTGTGCTTATTAAAACTACAAGTTGATTTTTATTAACATGCGGATTGATTTCAGCCAGTACTTTTTGTACAATACTGTAATCAAAGTCTTTTGGTGGCAAGTTGGCAATTGGTGAGCTACCACCATACGCAGGATCATGCGGAGTTGGCACTGCTACAAAGATTAAATCTTGGTTAACTACAGCTTCTGCAATAGAACGCTTAATAGTTACAGTTTGCGTTGGATCTACAGTGTTTACATCATACCCACAAACATCATAATGGTCTGCCATTACTTCAGCACAGGGTAAGCCCAGCTTACCTAATCCAATCATTGCTACCTTCATGTGATTCCTCTATTAAAGCTATATTTATATTGGTTATTCTGACCAATATTGCTCAATTGCGTTAGATACTCTGGAACTTATTAATCTATTAATTTTGTCTGGATCTGTAAGAATACGTTTGTTATGCTCTAGTATTGGTTTACAATTTTCAAGCAATTGTTGAAATTCCAAATCAGAAAGTTGTATCAATCCCTTTAGTGTCTTGACCAATTCTAGCGAGCGTTCAATTGGATCAAGTATCAGGTCGTATTCTTCATTGATCCAAGGACTAAATGTTCGAAAGCCCAATTCCCGTAGGCCTTGCAAGTAAAACGGACTTGCCATTACTAGAAATAGTTGTCCAAGCAACATTGGTTTCCATATTTTTTCGCTGAAGAATGTTGCGGCAGAAAAGAACAGTGTTTCACTGACAATGTTAATTGGAAACTTTGTGTAAAATTCCTCATTTAGGTTTAATGCATAATTTATACCAAAGTTATCAGTGTCTGCTATCAATGGCAAACGCTGATAAAGCCGATTAAAACTAGGATCTAGTCCATCTATCAATCCATTAAACCTGTTCTTTAGTAGCATCCATTGATGCTGTATATCAAAATCTTCTGGATTCCAATGTACTTCTGGTTCTGAAAAATTTTTGGGCATACTCACAGCACCAGCATCAATAATTTTACTTCGTTCTAATAAGGTTGTTAACAATATTCTATGCGGCCAAGGACGTCGATTTAAACTCATGTATCGTTTGGTGCCTGGTTCCCATGTTGCCATTGGCAGGTCTGAACTTTGATTAATTTTTCTATCTCTGGTTACCCAATTGGTAAAAAATCCATACCATGTTGCTTGCATGTTAATCCCAATTGAATGCAACATGCACCATTCGTTATAAAGTTCTTTAACATTATGACTACTGCTTACATATAAGATACGGTCCACCAAGTTGTTATCTTCAATCCAGGCCCACAGGTCAGGAAAGACTTCAGTGGTAAATCCTTCTTCGCAGTAGTCTAGTATGATTTGACAATTAGGATCCTTCCATGCTTTCAGGCGCCCAGGATGTGCATAAAACCATTCCTTGATAAACTTTAGTTTGTTTTTGTGCCAGCCGCCATGTAGCCCAACTGCTACAACATTTTTCTCGCCAGCACGATAATTATCAAATGTTTCAAGCTCAATGGGAGATTTAAAATATTTGAATATTGCCGAATCCAGTTGAGGATGACCTGTAAACTGTTGATTCTCTGCGTCGGATGAGTTGATGTTTTGGAACAGGTAATGATTCCAAATGTTGTCAGCAGAAAGATTGTCTGCGACCCAGTCGCCATAAAACGTTATCATGTTGGTACTTATGGCCGTAGAAAAACCCAAGCGTGCCAGGAGTGCGACTCCGCAGAGGCTTGGGCCGTGTTAGGTTTATTTATTTGCTACTGAAACGCTGTAACCTTCTACTGCTGAACCAAACGTCCAAGGAACATAAGTTCCATTTCCAAATTCTGGACTACCGCCAGTTTTTGTTGCCAAACGTGCTGTATTTTCGTTTAAGCGAGTAACATAATAAGTTGCGCCACCACTGTCTGTTGCAACCAAAGTCATTTGACCAGCGGCAGG